CCTTGACAGTAAGGGGCGCAAGGAGGTGACTATCCGCAACTTCGTCAACGCATTCCGCACCGATCCTCTGCTCAATAACTTGCTAGCATATGACCAATTCCGTGGAGTCATCGTGTATACTCGCAAACCGTTCTTTGACAGCAGTAAGGACAAGGGAGACATCTTCGATGACACCGCAGAGTCAATTATCCGCAACCGTATTGAAACAGCCCACGGTATATATTCTACCGGAAAGATGTGCGATGCCATCGAATACGTAGCCAACAAAAACGGCTTCCACCCGATCAAGACATACCTTGACTCACTGGTGTGGGACGGCAAGCCACGTGTCGACACGTTCCTCCAAACCTACATGGGTGCTGAGGATTCCATATACACAAGAGAGGCTTTCCGCAAGATGCTGGTAGCTGCTGTTGCCCGTATCTACGAACCGGGAACTAAGTTCGACACCGCTCTGATCATGGTTTCCCATCAAGGTGCTGGTAAATCAACGCTGGTGCAGAGATTGTCGAAGGGGTGGTTTAATGACTCCATGACATCGATGGAAGGCACGAAGGCTTACGAGTCGATTCAGAATGCGTGGCTGGTGGAGCTAGCCGAGTTGTCAGCCGTCAAGAAGTCAGACATCGAAGTCATGAAGAACTTCCTGTCCAAGCGTGAGGATACGTATCGTGCTGCCTACGCCAAGCGAATCAAGACACACAAACGTCAATGTGTATTCTTCGGGTCGACCAACGAGGACGAGTTTCTCAAGGATCAAACGGGAAACAGACGATTCTTCCCGGTTGCCGTGAAGTGGAATCCCAACAGCCACTACCTGTTCGAGAAATCCTTCGAGGACACCATCGACCAGTTATGGGCAGAGGCTAAGGAACTGTACGATGCAGGGGAAAGTCTGATCCTCTCCAAGACAGCCGAGAGCATCGCCAATGGCATACGTGAAGAGTACACGGAAGTATCTTCGATGCATGGTCCGATCGAGCGGTTCGTCAACTTGAAGTTCCCGAAAGATTGGGACGATTGGGTGTATGCTGACCGGAGAGATTTCGTGGACGGTCTAGGAGTATTCGAGGAAGGAACAGAGACAAGGAAGGAATTCTGTGCATTCGAAGTATGGTGTGATGGGCTTGGTCTTCCACGGAAAGATTTCACTACATCTAAGGCTAGGGAAGTTGCCGGGTCTCTAAAGAGGCTGGGCTTCGTCCGGAACGGACAGCGAAATGTTAATATTTACGGTAGGCAGTCAATTTACACACGTATAATTTCGGAGACTGAAGATTAATACATATCTTTGCGTCACTGAATTTAAGGGGTATAACTTGTGTCTTGTACTACTGATAAGAAGATTTAGACTGAGAGCAGTCTAAATCTTCTTTATGTTTGCCATGAATATTTATATTTTTCCTCCCGTATCCTGCTGTGAAGCCCGATACGGGAGGGTTTTTTTTTTTTTTTTTTTTTTTATTAATGGACGTTAATACGGGCTTCTGTACTCTAACGAATGTTAATAATTTATTCAAAATTTGGCAAATTCAGAAACCTGCCCTATATTTGCATCATCAAAGTTAAACAAGTAGTAACAATTAAAAAATATAAGATTATGAAGACAAATGAAAAGAAACAGATGAACGCTTACCGAATCTTAGATTGCAATGGCAATGATACCGGAATACGCTATTACGCTTCTAACAAGAAAGAAGCTATGATCGAGTTCAAAAAAGACACCGATAATTATCGAAAGTACGGATACTTCGGAAAGCTAAGTAGATGTTATAACGGTGGAGTTTACGGGTCAACAGGTATTAACTATTAAAATAATCATTAACCGGGCGGGCAACCGCCCACAAAAATAAAAACAATCATGAAAAAATTATTTACATTATTCGCATTAATCTTAGTATCAATCGCGGCAACTGCGCAGATCAAGCAACAGGAAAAGTCAGAAACGATCGGATCATACCGAATGGGCATCATCAAGCTAACCGAGAATAAAGGTCAGTACGCCATCAAGGGACAGACCAAACAGTTCGTAGATACTCGCTTGGTAGTTGATCTAGGAAACGAGGAACAGGCTATCGCCATCCTACAATCAATGATAGACTACAAAGGTGATAACGGGAAGTCTGTCGATCTAAATAATCCCAGCATGAACGTAGCCCGGTATCTAGGTTCTATGATGGGAGGCTGGGAAATCGGAATCACCGACATGTATGCCACATCCATAGTGGTCAGCAAGGGGGAGATGAAGAAGATGATCAGAACCATAAAAGACAGATAATCATGCGAAGACCAATTGACAGAATAGAGGTCCCTGTAGGTGGGGAATACAAATTGTGTGACGGGACAGTGATGATATGTGAAGCGGACGAAGGTCCCGTGTCGATAAGCTATTGCTTCGATTGTCCGCTTATGTTCGACAAAAGGAAACCGGAATACGGAATGAGGTGCTCCGATTTCCGGTGCGAAGGAAACATGAGATCAGATAAAAAAGAAACTCACTTTAAACTTAAATAATTATGGCAGCAAAAAGAATTACAATCAGTATGGCTGGGAAAGCCGCATCAGAAATGATCCAACCGATCGAAGATCACATCGCTCTTCTGAAGCGAAAGGCATCGAACATCATAAAGGCTGAATACCTTAAGATCCCTAAATATGCATATCTTGAGGAAGTAGACGCCAAGTATACAGGATTCCTCTACAGGGTAAGATACGCTAGGCTTACATACAAGACTTTATGTCTTGATTGGGTATTGGCAGATGATTGCGAATTGATAGCTGAGTCGTGGGGAAACAGAACCGTAATCCCCTGCTCCAAGGAGGCGATCCAAGGAGTAGATCAGATATCCATCGAAATATCGAAAGCCGAAAATGACTATGAGAAAACCTACAAGTCTATCAGAAACACCATCCTTAAATGCGGAAACATGCGTGTCTTGAAGAAGGAGTACCCGGAAGCCTACAAGGTGCTGGAAGAATACGATACGGAATCCCCGAAGTCGAAGACCAACACAGCGTTACAGTTACCATTAGAATCAATCAACAAAATCCTTTCGAAGTATGAAAAAAGTAATTAACTTTGCATGGAAAGCCACAGCGTTCGTATTGACCTGTGCAGCAATAACAGCGTATATTTTATTAATCTGTAATCCTAATTAATATGTTACTGATAGAACGAGTTACCCTTGTAAAAGGAGACATCAAGGAATCTATTACTAAGGTTCCCATAGCGGTGGAAGGTCTTACACCGGAAGAATTTAAGGCTAACGTCATGGCGTTGTTTCGCTGCGACCGAGTATTACTAACCTACACAGTAAAGGAGGAAGACGATGAGAACAAGGATTAAAGAATTCAGAAATAAGGACGGAAAGGTTTCCTGTCACCTCGTACAGGAACTGTGTGATGACGGTGTGTTCCGCACCATTGATGGTGGAGTATGCGACACCAAAGATCAAGCCGAGAAGGTTCGTAAATCGTATAAAGCCATGGGAAAGTTCGTGCGGCAATTCAACGAGAAATATGACGGGCACGCTATCCTGCACTTCCCCCAAGTTCCAACCATGCGACTATCAGAAGAAAGATGAAGAAGGACGAGACTAGCGAGAAGGTTTTCGAAAGAACCTTATCGAAGTACGTTGATGATCAAGGAGGGATGGCGGTGAAACTGCTGTCCCAATTCATCAAGGGTCTGCCGGACCGGATGTTCCTTCTGAAGAAAGGGCAGGTGGTCTTCGTGGAATTCAAGAGTACCGGGAAGAAGCCTACCAAGATACAGGATTACGTCCACAAAAAACTAAAGGATCTAGGATTCGTGGTGCTCGTGGTGGATAGCGTAGATTCCTACGAAATGGCTAAGAGAATTATAACTAACATGCTAAAAGTAGAGGATATAATTTATGGAAGATAGAGAAGAACTTAGGAAAAGACTAATGTTAGAACTGATAAATAAGTACGGTTTCGTGCTATGCAGAGGATTCGAACTATTAAAGCGATCAAAAGAATACTCAATGTTTCTTACCTTTTCCACTGGTGATATAATTGCGGAAATCATAATATATTCGGGTAATTCTATGGTGAGGAAAGCAACGTTCCGGACCTCATACCCCGAAACGGTATCCACGCTTCTGATAGTTATCCGGTCCGGACTGAAAGATGCGATGGTGGAGAACGCTAGAAAATTGGCAGAAGAATCTTTAAAAAACCTTTTGCCATACGATTAATAGTTATTATATTTGCAGAAAATTAAAATAAAATAGTTACGGGAACAAAAATTAAAGTATCAACAGAGATCGAAAAGGGCTTGGAAACAGTAAAGCCGGGTGACATAGTTAGAAGTATTAAGTATGGCGGGATTGTCCTAGTGGTAAGAATATCCGAAATAGGTAAATCCTTTGACGGATTGGTTTTAGATAAGGGCGGTTATGATGCTCACGAAGTGAATGAATTCGTACTCGATTTTGCAGCAAAAAATTTCGAACCGTTTGTTGGTACAATAACCTTAGAATGTGAATAGTATGGCAGTAGATTTCAACAAAAGACTGAAGACCGACCGCATCAAGTTGTTTGTCGATGTGGTCACCAAGATGGCGAACGATACTCCGGCAGGAGGATACGCCATAGGCGAGGCTATCGGAAGCCTCCCGGACAATCTGAAACAGTTCCTCCTATCCGAGATACCCGACAAGATCATTCGTGCCGAGTATTCACGCAGAGACTTGGGAAACCTTGAGGACGCATGCGTGACACAGGGGAAGGACGAACTGATCGAGACATTCCGTTCTGAGATATACAACAACAATAAGTTACACACGATAGCCGATCTGCTGGGGACTGACTGTCTCCGTCCGGACCTTGTGGAAACTGCGGAAGCGTTGGTAAAACTGTTTCCGGAACGCTGGACCATAGAAGAGCTATCGGAAGAAATTTATGCAAGGAGTTTAGGATTATGAAAAGAAGATTAGAAAAACATAAGAAAGTGAATATGGATTTCGTGAGACACTTTGAGTTAAGAAAAATACAGGAATGCTAAACAGATCACAGTTACATAAGTATCAGTTACAGGGGGTAGAGCACATCAAGGACAATCCGGAATGTGCTCTATTCCTCGACATGGGCTTGGGAAAGACCGTCACCACGCTGACAGCCCTGTCCGATCTCATCCAATACTTTGAAGTTGAGAAGGCATTGATCGTAGCTCCCAAGCGTGTTGCCGAAGTGACATGGGCTGACGAGATAGCGAATTGGGCGCATCTGAATAACCTGCGTGTCTCCGTAATCGCAGGGAACGCCAAGAAGCGTGCTGCGGCTGCTCGTGCCGATGCCGACATTTACACGGTGGGTCGTGACAACTTGGTTTGGCTGCTGGAGAACTTCGGTGGTGTGAAACTCCCGTATGACTGCATCGTGGTGGACGAGTTGTCCTCGTTCAAGAATCACCAATCCGAACGCTTCAAGGCGATGAAGAAGATCAGACGATACGCCAACCGGGTGATTGGTCTGACGGGTACACCAGCACCCAACGGACTCATCGACCTGTGGGCGCAGATGTTCGTCATAGACGGAGGCAAACGGCTTGGTCGGTCCATCACTGACTACCGGGCTAACTACTTCAAGCCGGGTGCTCAGAACGGTGGGATAGTCTACAACTACAAGCCTCGTGAGAATACCGAGCAGATCTTGTCGGAGAAGATATCGGACATCACGCTCTCGATGAAGGCTGTCGATTATCTAGACATGCCGGATGTAAACTACATCTATGACAAAGTGGTCCTGTCCGACAAGGAGATGTCCATGTACAAGGAATTCGAGAAGGAGCAGATACTCTCGCTGCTGGGCAACGGAGATGGCGAGACCATCACTGCCATGACTGCCGCAGCCCTGTCAAACAAGTTGCTCCAATTTGCCGGAGGAGCGATCTATGACGCGGACCGGAATGTACACCATGTGAGCGATGCCAAGATCGAAGCCCTGTGCGAGATGGTCGAGGCGTTGAACGGTGCTCCCGTCCTCATCGCATACAACTTCCTCCATGAAGCCCACCGCATCGAGAAAGCCCTAGCCAAACTAAAGCCCGTCCGCATTGGCGGTGACTCTAAGGGAGACGGTAATCAGATCATGCGTGACTGGAATGCCGGAAAGATCAAAGTACTTATCGCTCACCCAGCCTCTGTGGGTCACGGTCTGAACCTTCAGAAAGGCGGCAACAACATCATTTGGTTCGGGGTGACTTGGAACCTAGAGTTATACCAGCAGTTCAATGCCCGACTGTGGCGGCAGGGTCAGACGAAGCCCGTGTTTATCCACCACATCGTATCCCGTAGGACTCTCGATGAACGTGTTGTAAACTCGCTACAGGGCAAGTCTAGTACGCAGGATGCGTTAATAGATGCTATAAAGGAACTGGTTTCGCAGTACAAACGTTAAGCATGGTTAATATTTTGTTCAAAATTTGGCAAAACCGGAAACCTGCCTTATATTTGCATCATCAAAGTTAAACAAGTAGTAACAATTAAAAATATAAGATTATGAAGACTTTTGTTATCGATTTTTTTGGGTGGAGATTCCGTAGTGGTCAATGTAAGAGACATAAGAAGTGCTATTAAGATTGCCAAGGAAAACGGGAGCAACCTTATGAAATACAACGGAATAAGTTCTATGCACTTCATTTGGGACGAAAATGAGGAAAACTTACTATACACCGTACACACTTTCAAATGCGGGAACAAGGTCGTTACAGAAATTACAAGGGGAGACGAAAATTAAAAATATAAGATCATGGAAAAGTCAAGGAACGCACTGCAAAAGATTCGAACGATGAAGGATTTAGGAATATACAATAGATTCCTAAAGAATTCCGAGGATCGCATAAGAGAATTATATAGAATGTATTCGTTCTCCGAGGATTATCTTATGACACAAGTTCGAACCATTATAAACCGGAGATTGAACCAAATTAATTACCTATCGGTTGTTTTAGAAATGTCCTTCATATTTGCGGATACTCCGGAGAAGGAAAAGTTTTGGTACGACATAGCAGATGAATTAAGATCAGAAATTTAATTATGGTACAGTTATATAGCAGAGATCAGAAAGTAGTGCGGTGCAATGAATACAGTGACTACTTGGATTGGAAGGTATCAGTGGACCTTTTCAGAAAAGATGGCGTGGAAACATATCTCCACGCTCCTAGAGCATACGAGATGAAATACCCGTTCACCGCAGAAATCGAGACTACCTTTGAGACGTATGTGGAGTTTGATCGTAACATCCCGGCAGGGATAGGAAAGAAAGCAATTGTTACATTTTTAAAAGTATATTGATCATGAAGAAACTTATTAACTGGTTCAAGCAATCGAACCGATGGAAGCACTTATTCTACGGCTTCCTAGTATCCTTAGTTGCCGGATTCGCATTCACATGTGGAGCAGCAGCCGGAATGGAATTCAAGGATAACCAGTGGGGTGGTAAATGGGATTGGATAGATTTTTGGCTGACCGTAGCCGGAGCATGGTTCGGTCTGATGATCCGGATGCTGTTGAAGAACATGTTCAACTTAAATTGGCTGTGGTTATGACGTACCAAGAATATAATGATAGGCGGAATGATATAGTCAACGCCTATAACAACGGAGAGATGAATCTCCCCGATATGCAATGCGACCTAGCCAAGCTAGACCGGGACTATGAGAGTAATTTCCCTACTTCCAAGTTTCCCGATTGGTCCAAGCGTGCCGAGGAAGCCCTTGCCAAGATGAAAGAGACACACCGGAAGGTCAAGCAGGAATGGGCACACGTCTACATGGATGACGACAAGGTGAAAGTGAAGAAAGGACCATCCGGGCTGCTATTAGTATCCATGTCAGTTCTAGAGGCTAGGTTACTAGCAAACGAAATATTAAGTATAACCAATAAACAAAGGAGGAAAAGAAAATGAACGAACCTATTTGCGCTGTATGCGGAGAAACTGAGCTAAGCAAGTTACACGGATTTAACTACGGTGTGTGCCTGTGTGACAGGTGCGTTGAAATAGCAGCACACTCCTTTATCCATGATAATGCAGAGCGGAAACTGAAGGAAACCGAGAAGAAGAAAGAATCCGTAGATGTGGAGGGCATGTCGAAGAAAGAGTACGAATCCATGAGAGAATTGAAGGACAAGATGCGGAAGGACGCCAAGAAGATGGCGGAATGTTTCGAGGAGATTGGGAAAGCGATATTCGTGGAACGGGACGACCAGCCGGAGTCAATCAACGATCTCAAGAAGGCGCTGGATAAGGTAAAGGCGGATCTGCGCACCTATAAAGCGATGTATCGGAATCGACTGGAGAAATTCACCAACCTTATGAATGATCACAAGAAACTTAAGGAGGATTATAATAAGGTAATAAAAGGGCAGGATTCGTGGTCCTTGAAATTCGTAGAGGTCCATCTAGAAGCCAACCGATACCGAAAAAGATGTGGTGAGTTGCAAGAGCATCTTTCGGAATGCGCGAAGAGAGCGAATAGGGGAATACTTGCGGCTTCTGCTACTGGTCTGATCGTAGGCTTAATTTTAGGATATTTTGCGAGATGAAACCAAGTGAGATAATTATCGGAACAATCCTCGCTGCTTTGGCGGGGATTTTCCTCGGAGCATTTATAACAGGATTAGTAACTATTTTAACTGACGTATGAGTAAACAAGTAAACTTAGGACATATCGGGATGATGTTTAACGTTCACGTATTCGCTGTATGCCAATTTCTGAGGATACACCGGAAGAAGCCAGTATCTAGGGTGCATCGTGGTAAGGTCAGCTATTATGGTCCGGCAGATCTGTTCGAGAAGAAACGGGAGGATTTCGTGCAGTACGTATTCGGACTGTTTGACCGCAGAAGCCCGTTAACTAGATGCTGCTCCCGTACCGCTAAGATAAACGCTGCGATCAGCGACGAACGGTTCGAGACGAATCGTTTTGAAGAGAAACTACAGGCTAAGGAGTCACACACGAAACGGCTGATCCGTGTATCGGACATCACGGATACGGTGGGTGATGTGGAGGAACACAGGATCTATGAGTTCCGCCATTATGTTAACGGTGCGGTTAGCTTCTTCCGATGGACCGGAAACTCTTGGGAATTCGTGGAAGGAGAGAGAAATTCCATGAATAAAAAGCAGTTCGTGAGGTCGATTTGCGAGAGATACAAGGTCGCTCCGTAGGCAAGAAACTTGAGAGAATTTAAGCAGATTGATAAGATTTCTCAATTTGCACGAATTTATAAATTTTCTCAATGTGCACAAATTGATAAATTTGGACTAAAAATACTACGAAAATTCGTTACAAAAGAAATCCTAACAGAAGTTGTAGAATGTTAAACGTAAGCTTAGAGTAAGCTTAGATAAGATTAAAAACAGCCGAAAACGGGCTATTTGTAAATCTTGATGTATATCCGTAGTTTTATCAATGCACATGTAAGTTGCTACAAATCAGTCTGATGCGCAAGCTGCATTGATATGCATTGATAATATTTTTCTCATTTATGCAGGATAACCTACTGATTTATAGATATTTGCATTAATGCATTGATAAAAGTGGTATTATTAAATATATGAAACCTTTTGATGTTGTTAATATATGTATATAATTGTATATGCAATTTAACACACTCAAAAGGTTTCGTTGGTAAATATAGGAAAACATCTATGCAATCAATGCATTATCTATGCAACCTACTGTATATCAGTGAGTTACAGTGCATCAATGATCAATGCATCACCGTGATTTATCAATGCAGGGCTGGAAAGTAGCAATCTCAGATTCGGGGGACTCGCATTTTGCGAGGTCCTCATAATTTCGGTGGGGCCGTGATTCGCTAGGTCATCTCGACAGTTATCAAGATGGGCAGAATTTGGGGATGCTGGGGATAATGCTTACCTTTGCCGTCATGAACTAAATATCTTTCAAGCATGAACAGTATTCAAGCGAATCTTTATAATCCGTTCTATGGCGAGGAACTGTACACGCTGTACAAGGAACGGTTCGGGCATACACCGATGTTCACAGAACCGGGACAACTTCGGGAGGTCTTCGACAACTACGTTCTGTGGTGCAGGAATCATCCGATCGAAGCCGTAGATTACGTGAAGAGCGGTGTGATGGCTGGACAGAGTTACTTGGTACGGAAGAAACTGCTGGTAACGGAATTCGGCTTCACCCAGTTTCTAGGGGTGGGCTGCGACTATATTACTTCCCGTGAGAAAGCATTCAAGGAGCAGCACGAGAAATACCACGATGACGAGTCACTTGCGTTCCTTGAGGAAATCCGGGTGATCCGTCAGTGGATACGGGATGACATGGACAAGGGAGCATCGGTCGGACTGTATGATCCGAACTACATTTCGAAGCTACGCGGACTCAAGGCATTGAGCGATGTCACCAGCAACGACGAGAAGATCACTGGCGGGCTGCGTGTTGAAGTTTTAAGCAATGATACAGCGAAACGTATGCAAGCCCTTGCGAAAGTCGCTAAGAAGCGAGAAAAACACGGTGACGATAAATTAGACGATCCGAAGGAATGAAGACGACCTACGTATTCGATAAACTCCTAGAGGCTACGGTTGACCCGAATGTCCGAGGTGTATCCAGCCGAGGCGGAACACGATCCTCCAAGACATGGTCTATGCTTCAGCTTCTCTACATCATGGCTAGGGAATCGGAAACACCGCTCCTCATCTCCTGCGTTACGGACACGATGCCGGGCATCAAGCGAGGTATGTTCCGTGACTTTAAGCGAATGCTGCAAGACGAAGGCGTGTGGGATGACAAATGCATGAATCTGACCGATATGATCTATTCACTGGAGAACGGGTCACAGATCGAATTCTTTGGATGCGAGGACTCGTCTAAGGTCTTCGGTCCTGCCCGTGACATCCTGTTCGTCAACGAGGCGCAGCGTGTCCCGTTTGAAGTGTTCCGTCAGATGGCGGTGCGTACCCGGTTGATGCTCTACATCGACTTCAATCCTGTCAAGAAGTTTTGGGCACACGACTACTTCAAAGGACCGGGCATGGTCGAGATCGTGAGCACCTACAAGGACAATCCGTACTTGACTCCAGAACAGATCGAGGAGATCGAGAGAAACAAGGCTGACGAGAACTGGTGGCGAATCTTCGGACTCGGAGAAACCGGAGGAGTCGAAGGACTCGTGTATCCGGAGTATGAAGTTGTTCCGGAGTTTCCTGCCGATGTTACGGGACAATGCTTGGGCTTGGACTTCGGATTCACCGGAGACCCCACAGCCATCGTGCGTGTCGGCTTCAAGGGGGGTGACCTGTACATCGAGGAACTGGAATACAGGACAGGCATGGTCAACTGGGACATCTCCGAAGTTCTCCATGATCTCGGCTTCCACAGGATGTACACCATCGCTGATTCCGCAGAGCAGAAGAGCATCACCGAGATTTCCCGGCTGGGCTGCAAGATCATCCCGTGCATCAAGGGAAAGGGATCGGTGGTCGCAGGGATCAGTGAAGTCAAGCAGTTCAAGTTGCATGTAGTCGCAGGATCACGGAATGTGCAGGACGAATTCGACCAGTATTCGTGGACTCTCGACAGGATGACAGGGATGTACGACACCACGAAGCCACAGGACGCAAATAACCACGCTATGGACGCTCTTCGCTACGCAGTCGACTATCTTATAACCAAGTACCGTCCGGGTGCTAAAAATCAAAGGAAAAATGGGTAAATTCAAAAACTTCAGAAGTTACGTGGCGCATCGCTGGATGCGTCCATTCAGACGTTTCTACGGATTCGCGAAACGCAGGATCAGCCGCAAGCAGAGGATCATGTCACTGCTCAGCCTCTCTAACCTAAAGCCCGATGCCGTGATAGCTATGTCGCAAGATGAGAGGGCATTAATGGATACTTTTGCAAAATTAATCGTACCTTCGCACCTAGTAACTCGGAAGGGTCGGATCATCCACGCAATCCCGGAATTGGAAGACGTGGAACTGTGGCAGATGATCGAAGCCCGTAGAGCGGAGACAGCGATCGACCGCATCAAGGGATGGTGCGGATACGTCCCGGAAACGGTGGCGGACATGATCAAGTTGTCAAAGTTTATTGAAGCCGAGTTCCATCGTGCCGACCAGCTAGAGGCTGCGCTGCTTCCACGAGGCGGAGGCAAAGCGGACACCAGCCCGATAGCGGAAGCCAAGAACATCTTGGGCATGGTTCAGATGACAGCAGAGTTGATGTCGTGCTCCTTCGAGGAAGCGAAGAAGATAAACTACTCGGATGCCATTCTCGCTATCAGCAGACGGCATGATGAAGTAGAGAGAATGAAAACTAAAACTAAGTAATTATGAGTTGTAAGTATGACATTATCGATGAAGGCGGGCGTAAACGTGTAAGAGCGTTGCGTCCCTTCACGGTTCAAGGGCGGGACGTTTGTCCTATGGAACTAGGCGGATACGTCTACGATGCTAATACGTTATCACAGGATGGTAACTGTTGGATATTTAGCGGGTCACTGGAATATCCCGGTGTACGTGTTATGGATGAGGCTATTGTGGACATGGGTAACAATCTACCAAAAGCTATCGCTAGACCAAAGAACGTTATCATTTCCGGTAATTCCCGCATCATGGGTGCTATCTCGTTTGAAACGGGCGTATCTGAGGTAGCGCAGACTCCGGCTATGTTCGAACAAGGAGGCTTTAGCATAACGGTGGGTAGTATCCCTATTAAAACGAATGCCACCACCCGTGTGCGTGTTCCGTTCCGGTTATTCGGCGGAACTGTGGGAAAGGTAGCTGTTACGAGCACCGCCTACGAATTTCGTGTAATAGCTTTGAATGAAGCCGGAATCGTAGCGTCCGCAACTGCTTGGACTGTGGGAGGTCCTTCGGTGAGCGCGCCCGTAGTACATCCGTATTTCCTTGTGGACCTACGCAAAGTAGGGGAAACGGCGATAACTCCGGCGGACGTGACCGCAGCAGGGGTGACAATAACACAGGCAAGGGAAGCCACGGTACGTATATTCAATTCTTCTATCGTTCCGGTGTATAATGGTTCGGTGACCGCAGCAGCTAATATCCTACGTTACGAGGTTACCGACACTAGCGGAAAACCATATCAAGTAAACATTCAAAATTCGTACCTACGTATTGAATGCGGCTTTAATGCAGGAAACGTAGTACGCGCGAATGCTGATTTTACAAAAGTTAATTATAATCTTGTGCTGACACCGAACGTGCCCCACTATATCGCAGGAACGTACCGTAACACGAATATGAATACCCCGGCAAGCGTACCCGGCGTAATCTATACGAAACGTGTATTAGATGTGTCGGATTGCCCGAACTTCGAATACTCGACTGTGACGTTCCCCGATATGGCGGCTATGGTTGCCTCCGGCAAGACGTTCTATTTCAAGCAATGTAACATGCCCGTAGGTTCAGCACTTCACTATTACGACCCGAAGGTGAACGTATGGGATAACATCGACTTCACCAAAGCTATGGCGGACTTGGGGAAAATAGGGGCTGCTAACACCATACTTGTGTCATCCAATGTACAAGGGATGTACCGTATAAGGGGAGTTATTTCGGGCGATTTCGGAATGCTTGCCGAGGCTGCAAGTAGTTTTGTAAGCGCATCCGTTTCCGGTGCCGCCGCAACCTACGATTCTGTGATCTACAAAGATTGTACATTAACGGGTGTGATCGGAATAACTGGTCGCAACGTGTTCGGCGGTACACTGGGTGGTTCTTCTAAGATCACCAATACCACGGAGACAGCAATGGTGATTGACGGCTCATTCAGAATCGAGGGGAACGCACAAGTAACTGATACGCCTCTCAAGGGTAACGGCTATATCGGAGGGAATGCCGAGATTAAAAACTCCGTGGTAGAGGGCTACATTTACATGCAGGACAATGCAAAGTTCACTCCACCCGTTGTGGCGAATCCTCCTTCTTTGCGTAGGGTATTGATGTTTGGGAACACACAGGTACTGAAAGTTTACAGCGCAACAGCGGTAAGCATGCGTTTGGAAATGTACGACAACGCCATTTTAGACGCTCCGGTTGGTGCCCATGCGGGATCGCTGATAATGCGGGACAATTCCTATGTATTTAGAGCAGACGCCAACAGCGCCCTAGTCATACAGGGAAGAGCCGAATTGAGAGATAATGCCCGTGTACAAGGTAAGCTTTCTATAAATGGGGACGTTGTTCTATTAGGGAATTTCTCCCACCCGTCCGGCGCACAGACTATCACAGGCAAACGTATAATCTCTGATGTATCGCAGATAGCGGTAGTAGATGTACCACCAACTAAAATGACTTGGTAACATGGGACAGAAATACAGTATAAACAGTGCTGGTAGAATAATAGCCGAGAGAGACATTTACTCTCTCGGCGGCTTTATCCCTAAAAACTCCGCTGGCGCAAAGGTCGCCAACAAAGATCAGATTTCACAGGATGGTGATTGTTGGGTAGCAGGCGGAGACATCTCCGGACGCCCGGATGTTCGGGTGAAGGATAACGCATATATTGGCGACTTCGTAGGTGCTACCGGAATGCACACGGATGGCGTGACCGAATTTAGCGGAGACACGTTAATCCCAGGCAAGATAATAGTGCGGAATCCGATAGCGGACCCGGTGAACAATTTTTATGCAAAAGATTCATTCATCGGGGTATCTATGGATGTTCTTTGCGGGCCTTCTACCACTGCAACAGCGTTCCCATTTGAGCAGGGGGACTTAAAAGCAGAAGCGGCAAAAGGGACCTTGTTTACTTCAGCATCTATGAGATTAGATGACACTAGCGCATGTAGAAACACCGCTACCTTACGGCTAGGACGGAACACGTATTTATATATCCCAACAGGCTATAGAGCTAGGGTATTTTGGGCATACTACGACAATTCTAATCGACTAGCTTATTCGGGGGAATCTACAGCAATCCAAGCAGGACTGATAAAGTTAAACCATTCAGTTTACAGATTAGCTATGGTAACCATAGTGAAGGCTGACGGAACTGCAATGACCCCCGCTAATCTGTTGGCTACCGGAGCTAAGATACTCGGACACATTAACAGTTCCGCGAACGTTGATATCCGCCCGGAGTCAGCTTCGGGTAGTTATGTGATGGATAAATCATCGTTCCTCCTGAACACCGACAACTTTGGATTGAATACCACGCAACTGCGATTCTTGGCAGGTAGTATGTACGATACTACCATGTACACAAAGACGGATAGACAGGGTTATAAACCGTATGGTACATTCCGGAATGTGGAACGGCTGGAATATACTAAGTATCTAGATGATTCGCACCGTACCGCAGCAACTAGGGATACCTTTATCTCCGCTTATGACTGTCCTTTGCTTCGTGTAGGCGGTACTACTTACAACGATAGTTTGGCTGCTATAGGCGACCTAACTCTTCGTAACTGTATTGTCCCTAAAGCATCCTTTGTACATGATGCCGTAAACGGGAATACCTACGAAGGCATAGACTTCTCGTATGCTAATGAAGACCTAGAGTATAATATGCCGGGATACACTAACTTCCTATCATCTCACAGAGAAGGGCTATATCGTTTACAAAGTGGTCCTAGTTCTATGGGATTCGTTAGTCACAAGGGTAACTTGGCTGATACGGCTAGACTTTATCAAGCGGAAAAGTATATTCCTTTGGATGGGTCTATTATGGAGCGAGGAATATACGCAACCGGAACCGGGAATTATTACGAGGATTCTAAAATTGTGGACCCTAACAGGGTACGGACAACGAAACCGATTGCCACATTTGGACTCGTTTTTCCGTCACTTCCTACGGGATTCTCTGTAAAGGCCCTGTATTACTTGGATGAGGATTTCATAATCCGATCAGTCATTACGGACCCGACAGGGCTAGTCACTACCTATCCCTACGTGGTTATGACATTCAGAAAGAACGATAATTCCCCAATAACGGTATCTGAGTTCATTGCGCTTAACAGGACATTGCGAATCATCGACCACACGAAAGCACCGGAGATAACAGGGTCCGCCTACGTAGGTGCGGGGGTCATAGTACGTGGAGATGTTCAGCTACATGGCGACCCTTATGTTAACCGGGTGTTGGATGTTAACCTGTGGGAGAAAGGGACCGTGACTAACAATTTAGTTACCAATGGGTGGGAAGCTGCTAAGAATCCTCCCGGAGGACCAACAGATGTAGGCCGAAGAAGACTCAAAGAAGTAATACCTGTGGAACCGGGCGCAAGGATAATATGTAATTCGGGGTATTGGGTAACATGCTATTTCTACGATTACGAGGGGAATTATATAGGTTCTCCGGGATGGGGGCAAACTGCAAATACCGCACCCGATAACGCTGCTTTTGCGGGGTTAATTTTAAAGAAAGGTGTATCTGTTAATGATAGCTCGTACATAGAAGACTCCGACATTCCTTTGGCAAACGTTAAGTACGTTCGTGCATTCAAGAAACGTAGATACATAACCAATGAGCTAGACCGGAATTCATCAGAAGATATCTTGATAGGTCCGGATATGTGGGAACAAGGATATTTAGATAGAATAGCCGGGAAAACCTACGAGGAACTTAAATCGGACTCACTGAATTATGTTCGTTTGAAACGACCTGTAAACACCGGAAAGGGCGCTACATATACGCACGCCGCAGGATACGGACGACTTACTGTGTCCTTTGATGCGGCTGCAAAATGTGTGTCACCAAATAATGAGATAATAGACGGTACACCGCTTTGTGGCGTATGTCTTAGGAAGGACCCAGTACTCCCAATAATGCCCGCCGAGGCTCCGAATACCCGGCTAGTGTTGGAGTTCACACCGTCACCCCGGATCATCGTTCCTTATGGGTCCGATTCTTTATTCATAAGTGGTCCCAAAATCCGGATGTACGACAATGCGGTTCTGTCCCGAAATTTAAGCCATGATGCTGATATCGTCCTACAGGGTGATGCGGTGATGGGATACGATTTCTCTTCCGGAGGCTGTCTGTGTTCTAACGGTCACGATGACGCAATAATCAAACTGCCATGATATTCAGCGATGTAGTAAACTTTATGAATGAGCAAGCCGAGATAATCAGCTTGCCTATCTACTTCGGTTCGGATGATAATCTGAACGAGCAGGTAAACGCCATTGACGGTATGTTCCTTACGTTCGATGTGCCCGGTGGTGGGATGAACAAGCTTCCTCCGGCTGTCCGGAGATATGATGTGGTCCTGCAATGCCTTGACAAGTCACATTATATGACGGACAACTTGCAGGAGTTGCTAACATTGGAACGGACGGACTTGTATATTAACCGCCTAATGTCTACTTTTGTATGTCATTTCGAGGTCGAAGGTCTGAAATTCGTGAAGATTCAAGGACTGTACGATTCTCAGAAGTCCGGATGGAGAGTGACATTTTCGGTAACGAATGATCTATTAAACTATGGATAAGGAAATTGTAGCGGTAGTTGAGCAGTTGAGAAAGGAAATATTCGAGAACTACGTGTCCAAGGGCTTGGTAGCCTCCGGAGACTTCGGTAGGAATCTTATTTTACACGAGAACGGTGACTCCGTTAAACTGACAGCTCCGGCGCATGTGTATCAGATGGAATTGGGTAGGAAAGCAGGCGCTTTCCCGCCCGTTTCTGCTATTAAGCAGTGGATCAAGGACAAGAACCGGACAGCAGGAACGGACATCCCGGAAGATGCGGCATACGCCATAGCCTATGTAATCAAGCGGGACGGAATCAAAGTTCCCAACAAGTATAACGGTGGCGGGGTAGTCTCCGACATCATCAATCCCGAAAGGGTGAAGCGGTTAACGCTGGATATAAACAAGATCATTAAAGCTAAAATTTTAACAATATTGACGCAATGAAGGTAAAGATATTATCAACGAATACTACTCTCACTGGGATTGAAGGACAGATAGTCAAATACGGTGGCTGCCTTCCTATTTGGGACGGGATACCTCAGAAGGTACAGATATTCGACCTTCCGGCATCAGGCATAAATTGGATGAACATAGGCATGCAGATGACGTATCCTCTGCCGTACGCACCGGAACTAGAACCTGTCAACGATACTGTGATAGACCTGTCGTCAGTATTTCACCCTCTCGTGCCGAAGTACCAAGACAAGCCGGATATCTACAATGTTATGATAACGGTGTCGTACAAAGTATCGGGATCGAACAAGTCACAGACCGTCTACATCCCTGTGATGAATATTGACAGCCCGAACACCCGCAACCGCTTGGCACGATACGATACAGATTTCCGGGACGATCTCGGTCACCGGGAACCTTTGGCGCATACGCTTGACGATAGCTTTTGGATTGACAGCCGTGATTGGAACGTTACATATAATGTAGAGGCGGTTTACCAAGACGGATCATCGGAGACATTCTACTTATCGCAAGGAGACACTATCGGAGATGCATGTCAATACAAGAAGATAACTATCAAAAAGCCCGCAGGAGGTGCAGTCGTGGCTAAGAAACGATATCCCGAAGAGACGACTATCTGCGGAGCGATTACGTTCCGGTGGCTTAATTCTTATGGGTCTTATGATGCAATCTCCTGTAATAATTGGTCTACGCAGCCAACTATCCAACAAGGGTTAGATGGCGGAACTGTGACCAAAAACGAGGTGACCTGCTCATTCCCCGTGACAGAAGCCAACCGCTTTGCCCTTGACGTCTTGTCGAAGTCTCCGGATACCTTGTGCATCGGTCTTCCGTCAACGTCCGGTTGGATTAAGGTGCGGTGTTCATCAACTACAGGAGTCAAGATGACAGCAACCGGACTTGTAAAAACAGTGACATTAAAATTCCAGTATCTATGATAGATGTAAGCATTAAGATAAACGGAGAGTTTTTGCAGGACTTGTCGAAAACTGACATTAAGTTGTCCGTAAACTCGTCAAGCCCTTTCCAGTTCGGTGAATCCACCCGGACTTACTCCGGAACGATCAAAGCACCGAGGAACAAAGTCAACGACATGATCTTTTCACAGCTACGGAACTTCGGGGTCATCAAGCGAGACAAGCGGTTCTACGCTGACCTGTACATTGGTGGCGTGCGAATACCGAAGGAATTTCGTGCGAAGGTGACCTGTAGCAAGGACGGCTATGACATCGCTCTGACACAGAGGGGTCTCAAGATGTCGGATTTGCCAAGCGTCATCGTGCAAAGCCATAGATTCTTCGGTAGGGATCTTACTGATGGCGGATGGTATGCTATGGATCTTAGTTATCTGTTGCAGGACGCTTTTAACAACCAATACACGATCGCATTTCCCGAAATAAAACTAGGCAACAATTCGTTGGAACCTACTATCAAAGGGGGCGTGCTGAACAACGTTCAAGGGATGGTGGACCTAAACGGGTCTAAAGTATCCGTCTTTTGGCGTTACTGCGTGGATTCGGACGAAGGGTCAGAACCGATGAACGGAAACTACATCGACATCGAGACTTGGGACATCCGGAGTTACATCAGCCAGCCGAGCGTTAGTTCCGACCGTTTTCTCAGCATGCTGCCGGACGCTGACTTAGGTGCTCAAGTAGTTACCTTAGACCTAACAGAGCATGGGAGTATCCCACCTACCATATATCTGCGTGACAGGATACTTCAACGAGGTATCACTACGTTGAACATAAATGGTACGGTGTCTCAATATTCGATAGATGCGGTGCAGTATTTGATAGGCAGTACAGGATGGAACAATATCCCTATAAATTATCCGTCTAGAGGTTTCGAAGGATTCTATCTCTCTTTGCCTACAAGCGCGTCGGAACTTAAGGTGCGACCATCGCAAGCAGTGTCTGCTTCAGAAGCTTTTCGTGTCGAATTAAAGGTAACTAACATTCAAGGACCCACTACGATGAGACTACTGTCTCCGGGAGTTTCAAATGGGGTCGATCTGCTGAACAATCTTTGCAAGATGTTCTTGTGGCGGTGGAAGTTTTCTTTGGTAAACACCGATAGAGGAAAACAACCGAGAATCGCAGTATCCAAGATCATTCACGACCTAGCCTTTGATACAGGCACTGGTCCTATAGTTCACGGAGATAACCGATACCGACAGAACTGGTCTGAATTCTATATCGAGACGGAGAAGATAGAGGATTCGGAAGGAATCGCTCAGTACAATAAGATTAAGATTGGAGACAGGCAGACAACTATACCCGTTTCTGTGGCTACATTTAGTATCCGGGAAGAACTTTTCGAGTCATCTGTCCCGTATAGTAAGGACCGGAGTCTACCGAGATTCCTCATGTGGGACACAACGGCTAACAAGGCGGTCGATTACATCCTCGGAAAGCCCTATCTTGAGTATTTAAATGCGTATTATAGACGTTTTTCGGATGCCGTAGACGTGACAATTAAGGCTAAAATACCATACTTTTACATCGAAAACGTGTATCAAGAGGATGGAATCGTGTGGTTTAAGCAGCTAAATGCGTTCTTCTACGTCCGTTCTATCACGGATTACAGCTTATCCACACAGGAATGTAAGGTAAAATTGACTAAAATTAATCTATCAAGAACTAAATAATGGCAGATAATGTTACACTATTAGACCTATCGTTCAACACGGCTGAAGCCGTAGACGGTTTGGATGCGCTTATCAAGAAGTCGCTGGAACTGTCGGACGAAAAGAAGCAGCTAGTCAAGCAGATCAATGCGGAAAAGACTGCCCTTGCTGGTATCCGTCAGAACTACAAGGACAACTTGCTGGATCAGACGGCATTCGAGAAGCAGTCAGCGAAGTCAGAGGAGGCGATCATCGCTCTTACCAAGCAGCTAAACAACAACAAGGTCGCCACATCGGAGAACGCTGCGCAGATCAAGGCGCACACCACCATCGTAAACTCGGAGGCGGAAAGCGTGGAGACCCTTCGTGCCCAGCTAGCGTTGAACACGAAGGCATTGAACAAGATGTCCATCGAGCAGCGCACCAACACCGAATCGGGAAAACAGATGGTCGCTCAGACTAAGGAGATTTCCGACAAACTGAAGGAATTGGAGAAAGGGGTAGGTGACACACGGAGAAATGTGGGTAACTACGCTGAGGACATCGAAGCCGCCACCGCCAATCTTGGTGGCATGACAGGTGCGACCGGGCAGATGATCAAGGGCATGTCGGGAGGCATCGCTTCCATCAAGGCATTCAACGCTGCGTTGATGGCGAATCCGTTCGTAGCCATCGCATCGGCTATTCTCGCAGTCATCTCGGCTATCGGGAAACTGATGGACCGCAACAACGAGTTAGCGGTGTCAGTGAAGACCATCCTTGCCCCTATCGAACTGATCATCACGAAGGTGCTGGACGCTGTAGCTGCCCTGTTCGTTGAGATCGTAAAGGTTTTCGAATGGCTGGCGGAGGCTTACGTCAAAGTTTACAACTGGCTTGGGCTTATCTCAGATGAAACGGTGAAAGCCATCGAATCGGCTAGAGGCATGGCACAGGTACAGCGTGATATCTACAATGCCGAGACAGACAATGTGCTGGTCCTCGCTCGTCAGCGCAGGGAATTGGAGAAGATGAAGACCATCGTAGCCGAGCAGACCAAGAGTCTACAGGAGCGTACTGAGGCTGCCGATCGTGGTGTCGAGATTCTGAGGCAGATGGAACAGGCAGAACTTAGCGTTTTGAGGGCTAAATACGAGCAGATCAAGGCACAGAATGCGCTTTCCTACACATCCGATGAAGATAGACGTAAGGAAGTGGAAGCGTTGGCTGCGTTGGAGCAGAAACAGGCTGAATACGAGGCACAGAGACGTGAGCTAATCGGTCAGCGTTCCGGATTTGAGAACACCGAAAGGGCTAATGCGGCTGCTGCTGACAAGAAGCGTGCCGATGATTACGCTAAAGCGCAGAAGGATGCTGCCGAGAAAGCCAAGAAAGCGAAGGAAGATGCTGACAAAAAGGCAGCAGAGACCGCAAAGAAGGTACAAGCCGAAGTTCTCAAGAGCTACGAGAACGGGATCACCGAATTGCAACTGAGGATTCGTGAGTCGAACATAGGCATCGTTGACAAGAAGAAAGCCCTTGAAGACCAAGACAGACTGAACCAAGCGATCTTGGAGAAGGAACGATACCGTCTCAGTCAAGGGCTGATCACGCAGCAGGAATTCGATAACATCAAGCTGGAACAGCGTATAGCGTTCCAAGAGCAAGTAGCCGAACTTGAGAAGGCTGAGGAAGACAAGAAGAAGGAAGCAGCCGCCATAGACTTGGAAAACAAGCGTGCCATCGAGGAGGAGAATATTGCCAGCGACTTTGAGCGTGAGACTCTCCGTCTTGAGCAGCAGTACCAGCTAGAGGTTGCCGCAGCCGAGAAAGTCGGTGCTGACGTGACTCTGATCGAAGCCAAGTACGCTCAGATTCGGGAGAAACGTGAGAAGGAACTAGTCAACGCCAAGTTGCAGATGACAGCCGACATTGCCGGACAGATATCCAACATCATGGGACAGGAATCAGCAGCAGGTAAGGTATTTGCGCTGGCACAGGCTACGATCAACACGTATCTCGGTGCTTCTAAGGCTATTGCGCAGGGCGGTATTTGGGGAGTTGCCCAAGCAGCCATCGTAATCGCAGCCGGACTGAAACAGGTCGCTTCCATCGCTAAGGTAAAAGAGGATGTGCCGAAGACCAACACCAACGTCCGCAAGTACGCTAAGGGTGGTCAGATATACGGTCCGTCCCATGCGCAGGGTGGCGTGACGTTCTCCGGTTCGAATGGTCAGCGTTTCGAGGCTGAAGGTGGCGAGAATGTTTACATCCTCAACCGCAGGGCATCCAATGCCATCAATGCGCTGTCTGCTCTGAACATGGAATACGGTGGCAGATCCTTCGGCAACTCTAGCGTGTACAAGTACGCAGACGGTGGCGGATTCGATGTGCTCAGCTCGCAATCGCTTACCAATCTGAACAAGGCTGTCAAGAAGGACGTTGATCTGTCACCCAAGACAA